CTTCAATGTTTGCTCGACTGGTTTTACCGTTACCAGTTACTAGCACATAGTAATTGTCCATAGGACCTCCTTGTTAGGGGAGGCACACACTACACGATTCTAGTTGGATGGGTTAATAATGGTTGGCCGGTATGTCGCAATCCGCTCCACCCCAGCAAGCAAAGCATTGCCAAGAAACCCGCCAGCTACTGTCCACAATATGAGACTTTTTATATCTTCGTAGCCAACTAACCAATTTGCCAGCCAAGCAAACAGCAAAGAAAAGACTGCGTTTACTATCTTGGTGTTGATAAAAATAGATATCAAACTTACCAATGGCTCTACTACAGCTAACAAAAACGCGGTAAACATACCGATCAAGACTAGGTCAAGCATGACCAAATACTACTATGTTTTTGGCTGTGCTAAGTAAATCGCAAAAGTAGAGCCTAAGGTTAGGTACTCACTCAACAGATCTGTGGTGAGTCGATTCTGGATAGCAAACCTATTTTTGTATAGGTGGCTTCTAGAGGCACTAGCCGTTCCTTCCCAGAAAAGATCTGTACCGTCGCAAGGGCCGTAGTCACCATCAAAGTAAGGCAAGATCACGCCAACATTTTCAAACAGAGCTTTATCTAGTCCAAGGGTACTTCCGTCAATGACCTGCCATGTAAGTCGCACTGAAGCATACGCCGCGTTACTTGGCGCGGTTGCGATTAATGAAAGACGATTCCACGATGTTCCTGAAGCTGTGACTGTGTACTCAGTTCCTATGCTAGAGCTAATAAGGGTCTTTGAACTGTTGTACCAAATGATCTCTGGGGTAACTTCTTCCTGACCTCCGCCAAGAATTTGAGCATAGACACTAAACGCATAAGAAGTATTTGGATAGTGGATATCCATGTAGTCTGCATTAGTTGTATAGGAATCAATAAGCACTGTTGATCCAGTTGCGCTTACTCGTAAAGAAGTTCCTGATCTATACGCCGTGCCCGATACTGTAGTTCGCGGAACATTGGCTGTGGTTAGGGCGTATGTAAAGGTAAGAGAGTTGAGCAGAGAATCTACGGTATTAATACCAGTAGTTGCCACAGTAAACGCTCCGTCGTAAGGAGAACCTAAACCAGAAATAACAATGGTAGATCCGGCTTCTATGTCGTGACTTACAGAGGTTTCTATTCTCACCACATTTGAGTCTACGGTGTAGTGCGTAATTGTGTACACATCTGAGTCAGGCTCTTGTGCTAAAACATTTATTGACCCAGATCCATCGGTAATGTTCCAAGGAGCTATTGGGGAAGCAAAGTGTGGGTTTTTTAATTCATTAATTCTTGTGGCTTTTAAAGTTAACTTAAGTTGTCTAGCCTCTTCAAAGGCAGTGGCTGTGGCACTATTTTCAAATTGCGCTCCATCAAAATAATGATGTTCTGTGGCTACACTATCAGCAGATGTTATTTGAATAACGGGGACTGCAAAGTATGAGTTAGCTGGGGCGGTAGCGGTAACCGTTGGTCGAGCGGTGAATCCATTTAATACTGTTGTAGTAGAAGATCCAGTGCTTGTAGAAATCAAAGTTCCAAGGCGGTCGTACCACTTTATCTTCAATACAATTCCTCTGACAGTACCAACAGAAGATGCGTAAGTGCTAAAGGTATATTGCTGACCAGCGGTAATTGGAATTCCTTTAAGGATCGGGTTATCGTCCCCGCACTCAATAGTTGTATTTCCAGTGCCCGTGGTTTTACGCACAGATAAAATTCCAGATTGTTTATTTGGATAGCCTGTAGGAGCGGTAGCCTCGGCATAAGGAGCTGGGTACGGAGCTACTTGCGTGTAAGCCTCAGTAACTTTATTGAATCCAGATTGAGCAGCAAAAGAAGTAATAGTAGACGCAACAGATATTGAGGTTGCATCCACCGCTGTAATTGTTAAAGGCAAACTAGAGTTAAATGCTGGGTATGGACTACCGCTTACTGTTACCTTATGATTAACTTTGTAGTTATGCGCTCCAATAACTAACTTAGCAACGCTAGCAGTAACGGATATTTGCGTCACATCTTTTTTTACTAAGCTGTTTATAGTGGCTGTAGAATCTGAAGAGATCCAATGACCTTTGGACTCTTCAAAAGAAGAATCGTTATAATCAAGGAATAAGTTTTTACCTACAAGTACTCCGTCTGTGCTTGGGTTTGGAGTTCCAGCAAGTGGCTCCGGCACTCCATAACCAGTAAACGATTTAATAAAGCTTCTTAATCCGTCTTGACTACCTTTCTTTTTAAAGTTTTCAATGGCATCTCGAAGGATAATTCTGGCTTGTTGGAGTCCTACCTCTGGCTCAAAGTTGATGCCAAATTGTTTTAAGAAGTATGGAATTAAAAGACCGCTGACGCGCTCTAGGTTGTATCGGTCTTCAAGCAAAGCAATTAGTGTGTGGGTTCTATCTAAGTCAAAACCAAAAACAGAAACAAAGTTATAAAGGTCTTGATTGTTCAAGCTTCCAGACGCGTCATAAATTTGTTCCATTTTCATAATGTCTGGTAGTGAATCGTAGACTTTATTTCTATAGTTATAATCTTTTACAGACAAACCAATAACGTTAGATGCTCTTACCCATGCGTAGGCAGTAAGCTCAAATACAAATAGAGAGTAATAATAAAAAGATCCTGGCAGAAGGTTTTGATCTAGGTAGTTAGTAGGATCGGTTTCTTTTGCAGCGTTAACAAGTACATCACCATCAAAGGCATTAACTGGAAATCCGTACGGGTTTCTTACAAGTCTTACTTTTGACCACTCACCCGCAGCGCTATTCCAAGAGAGCTGAATAGTTCCGTAGTCTGTAGGATCAGCAGTAAAATTTGTAGCAACAAAACTTACGGGGTTGTCTGGACCGTAATAAGCTAAGTTGTAATAGTTTAACCCGTAACGTGACATTAGACGAGGATTCCTCCACTTAGGGTAAGGGTAATATCATTTGCTTCTGGTATTTCGTTTACACCACAGATGATGTCGCTAACCGTAAGGATAGTTGATTGACCGGTTGCGGCAGCCGATGTTACGTTAGCCGCTACTAAAGCATAAGAAAAAGTAGTGGTAGTAGGAACTGCGGTGATGATAAAAGTTCCATCAAATGTCGCATCTACGCCAGTAACTTTTACAGTTTGACCTACGGTAAACCCGTGCGCCGCACTTGTAGTTAAAGTTGCTACTGAAGAAGTCAGAGCTTTGTTAGTAATAGTTCTAGTAACATCTTGATCTTGTCTTACTAGTTTGCTTACCTGTGTATAAGCAACGCCCGGTATAGAACTGATTGCAGAGATAACATCTTGTAGGCTGATTCTGTCGTTAAACAACACATTGTCAAAGTCTAATAGTTCGTTAAGGATTGACTCCACAGAAGCTTGGATAGTGCTCTGACGATATTGAGGTAAGCATGTGATAGCCGCGGTTATATTAACACCAACATAGCTAGGTGGTTGGAAGGTAACTGTAGTGTTAGCTGGGATCTTATCTTTTAGATATTCTGTGACATCTGTCTTTAACGCATTAAAGACAGCAGATGGGGTAGTCCCGTCATTCTCAACTCCTTTGTCTCCATACGGAGCAAAGAACACATTAACACTGGTATACACATCTGCAATAGCGGTTGCTTTTGCGATACCGCTTACCTGTAAAGTGAGAGCAGAATAATCAGAGATAGATACAGCTCTGTTTAATGATTTAGTGCTAAGGGGGGCATTGATACGGATTGAGTCAGTTGATTCTGCGTCTGCTCCGCCAGTAGCTGATCCATCATTTGTAGCAGATACATATTGGTTAAGTACAGAGAGTCCATTAACTTGATTAGTTTCAATAAACTTTATTGTGTTTGCGGATACATTGCCCTGTATGCCTCCACCTACGCGATAGGTACAAATAATTTCAGCATTATTGGGAGGAATACGACCGCTTACTCCGTCACCAAAAACAATATAAGTGACGCCATTAGCATTAGTTACAGTCGTGTAAACAGGATCGTACCCTTGATAATCAATAAGGTACGGAACTTCCGTGTATTCAACTCCACCAACAGTTACAGAAGTGCTTCCATTAATTACAGGAGACTCTGATAATTGATAGAGCTGATTAGGTTGTCCGTTAGATGTACCAATAGTTTCTGGATCCGGCGTTTCACCTTGAGTCGCTAACACAGTTGCTGCTCCATCAACAATTCCAACTTTTGCTGGGACAGTTACAGCGGTGTCAGTTTCAAAAACAATACGAGTAGTGTTACCACTTATAACTGTAGTGGTAGAAACTTTAGTTCCAGCAGGTACTGTAATAGGACTAGCTGTTGAGTTTTTAAAAGTCAAAGTCACCGTTGATGCGGTAGCTTCTGTTGGCTTATAACTAAGTAGACGAGCTAATTGAAGAACGCTTTCACGTTGACTAGCTGTTGTGATAAACGCTTCATTAGCCGCTCTATCAATGTAGTAGTTAAGCAGGTCGCCCATGTAAGAGTATGCCTCTAGGATGGTCATACCAAAATCGGCTGGGTCGCGGTTTGTCCACTCAGGTGCGTATTCTGGAATAAGGTTTATAACATCGCGACGAATTGATTCGTAGTCGCGGGATGTGTAATCCGTTTGCGGAATATAGTTTGCCATCAGTCGCTTACCTCCAAAATAACCTCACCAGTTCTGGTAAGGATAGCCGTTTTTAGTTTTACTCTCTGCTCATTTTGACGAGGATTATATTTGTAAAAGACCTCGATCATTAAGTACCCATCTGTTTTATCTGAGTAGGCATCAACTTTAAGTAATTGAAGTTGAGGTAGCCATTTGCTGAAAGCGGCAGAGACAGACTTCCTTATAGATGCCGCAGCCCCTTCATCGTTTTCAAATAGATAGGTTTGAATTTCGCTTCCATATGTAGGGCGCATAATGCGCTCGCCAAGACGAGTCATCAACATAAGGACTACTCGATCTTGCCAAACCTTTGCCTCATCGCTTGTAAACGCAACAGCCCCAGACGCGTCAAAAGAAAAAGGCAATGAGATAGCTTTTTGAGCCATTAGCTTCCTCCGATCCAGAGCGGAAAGTTAGGATCTCCGCCTTCAAACATAACCCACACCCCTTGGCTGGGTTGGGGTTTCCATTTACCAATTAAGTTTAATGTAGCAATTATACCTGGAACCGCTGGGCCAACCCCCGCGTTGTCGTGACTTAGGAAGGTATTAGTGCTGTTAGCAGAGGATACAAATTCAATATAGTCCTTTGCCTCCAGATCCAAAATAAGGCTGACAGTCATGGTGATTTCTGAGTTGTTTCCAGCTAATGTGATTTTGGTATTGCTGTCTGGAATGTCTACTCCGTTTTTTCTAAACCACATGCTAGCTGTACCAGAGTTAGCGGTAGTTTTAATAAACATGGCAGAGAACTGTACAAAGTAGTCGCCAGTCTCTTCTACATAGATTCGTGTCCCATCAAGATACGATTTACTGGTATCGGCTTCTATCCAGTTATTGACTACTGTAGCTGTGTTGACCCCGATGGCTTGATCAGAAGTGGTGTAGAAAGTTCCGTAAGGCCAACTCTTTTGAGCTATGGCTCCCCCGACTGGGTAAGCCCACTCAGTCACTTCACTTCCTAAAACCTGTGGTACAACAAGTTGTACACGTCCCTGATTCTCCGGATCACTGGAACTGTAAACAAAGCCACGGTAGATGCCGTAAAACCTTTTGTCTGGGCTGTCAATACTCATCGAGCAACCCTGCTCAATCTATTAATAACTGCGGAGGACTTTGTAGTTTGAGGTATCACGGTGCTTAAGGTAGAGGTAGCTGACTTCCATGTTGGAGCAGAAACAGATGCGGCTCGACTCCTATTGTTTACCGATCCAAATGAGGTTTCTGTCTGAGGAGTAGACCGTCTACCAGTTTTCTTTAATTGAGTTTTAGGCGCTACTTTTGTTTGTTTAACATTAGGAATTAAAGTTCTTTGGGGTAGGTAGTCGGGAGACAGGATCTCTTTGCTATCCGTCCATCTGTCTGCCTTTCCTAGTGAGTCCGTTCCAACTTCAAGGATAGTTGTATAGCGGTGCCTGTTTAGTTCCTCTTCAACAATGACATGTTCTGTAGACAACACTGTCCAAAAACCAGAATAGGTTTGACCTAGACCATCTAAATAAACAGGGAAATCTGGTCGTAGGGTTGGATCACCAATGACTTCTACCTTAGCTCTATAAGGAAACGCATTCCTAGCTTCAGCAGCTTCCGCCTCGTACTTAGCAACATCAAGACTCGGGGCTACAGACACGGTATCAAATTGATCAAGGATCTCCGACTTCTTTTTCTTTCTAGTTTTTTTATTTGCTTTCTGTTTTGTATAAGATACTTGGCTAGCAGTAAGGACATCTACACCGGATACGGCCACTGCCGCTTTTCTTGCGTCGTCAAACTCTATAGTCTCTCCAATAACTGGATTGAATGAATAGATGGTTGTACCATCCAAACTAGATGTTGGCTTCTTTACAAATCGAGGGGCTTCAGCTCTGTACTTTGTATAGTCTTCAAGGATTGGCTGGAAGTAAAGCTCAGTGTTGGTGGCTCTAAGCGTATAACCACATTGCTTTGCCAGCCTGACCATAAGCTCCCAATCACTGTGACCAGTTTGAGATATCTGTGGGAAAACTCTTGGGTGAGGTACTGAATAGCAAACAAAGTTGTGCTTCTTTGCAATTTCTCTAACTACCCGATCAGCTGTTGCATTCTTATAAATCTTTTGTGATTGTCGTTTCATAAGGAAAGACGCACCAATTAAAACTACTGTTACAAAGTTTTTGCCTGGTGTCTGCTCTGGTGCAATGTGATGAACATATCCGTAGAACTCTCGTCTTTTACCTGGGCCGTACATGGTTACATTAACTGGGCTATTTGGTTCAACAACCTCGTAGGGTAGATCCCAATCTCTAAAGGTTATTGTCATAATTTCGTGAGAGTATCGGTTTTGTTTTAGGGTAGCCGAGTACACAAATGAAGGCTGTACTGAAGGAGACTCTGGAAACTTAACTTTTACATAATTAAACATTAGGAATCCTTAATTGGGTTCCCGCTGGGATATCCGTAATGTCTTCTAGCTCTGGGTTGTACTCTGGAATAATCCACCAGAACTCTGGTTTGCCATAGTACTTAGCCGCAATTTGATCCAAGCGTTCGCCTTTTACATACTCATGAACCCAATAGCGAACTAAACCAAGGGGTGAAAATTGATAGAACACTACAGGGTTTTCTGCGCCGTCAGGCGTAATAGAAAAGTAATCAACTGTTGAGTATTCGTAGCGAGAGCCTTTAAAGATAGCCATTACTTGCTAGCTCCTATTCCGGATCCAGAGAAGCATTCAATAGAGATTGAAACTTGTGTTTGAAGCGGGATCATGGTCTCTGTGAACTTAGTATGGTTCATAGAAAGGTTAGAGATCCAACCAACATAGGAAAGATTATCTTGCGTAGGTCCAAGTTCTATACCTAGAAGCGTTGGCTGTAAATAACCAATATTGGCGGTTACTCTGTTTAGTAGGTTGGTGTAATAGCCGGGTTTGCCATCAGGTCCAATGAATCCCGATCCGTTTACTGCTCTAAATAAATATTCAAGATCATAGAGGGTTCCTTGCCGTAGTAAGGCATCCATCTCTGTAGCAAAGTCTTGCTTTAGTTCGTTTGGGTATCTATTGAGGTAGTAGGTTTCAAAAGTTTTTAAGTCAGAAGTGGTGCCCTGTGAAGCATGCTTGATACAGGCAAAGTCATTAGTTCTATCTAGAAGAAGGTTTAAGCTAACCGTCTCTTGACCTGGAAACACACCTGTTACTACACGAAGAGCATCCGCAGCAGACGGGGTGATGTCCATATTTCTAGCAACATTTACAGAGATTGATTCTGGGTTCCATAAGAATTGGAAAGCATACTTTCTATCTTCTAAGTTAATTTCGCTTCCGCCAACGACTTTTGTGCCAGCAACTTTTTCAGCCGCGGTTACAGTTTCTCCAGTAGATGAGTCAATTTGAGTGATGTCGCCAGAGGTGTTCCAGTACCAAATACGACCACGACGAAGACCATGGAAAGATGTTCCAGATCCATTAGCTCCGCTTACTATAGTTGAATCAACTTCAACTGGTCGTAGCGGGATACTCCACTGATGAGGTGGCAAGTTAAACTTGTAGTCTTTAGGTGAAGCCGTCCAATTATTTTTTGCTGTGGTAACTACATCATTTGAGTTTGGTTTTTCTTGAGCCTTATCAGCGTCTAATGCCAACAACAAAGCAATATTTCTGTTAGTAAACCCACCTTTTAATCCAGCTTCAATAAGATCTAGTTCGGTATAGGTTTTACCGTTAAGTACTTTAGTTAAACGCTTATTACCTGTAGAGGTTGAGTTAGTTGAATTAGCGGCAGATGTTTTTTGGTTGTATGAGCCGTAGTTGGTAGCGTCTAAATATCCCATTACTTACTCGCCGCCTTTTCTAGTATCTTCTCATCTGAGAACATCTTCTTAATAGTCTCAGCAATTTTCTTAGCGTTGTCACCAAGTACATTTATAACTACTCCGCCATAGTTGTGGGTAACCCCGCCAGAGCTTAGGGCGCTTGTCAGCATACCCATACCGCCCGCAGCGCTAGCGCCTTGATTAATAAAAGACTTAAGATCTTTTACTTGAGTTGCGTACTGTGGATCTTTAAGAAGTTTATTAACTTCAGCTAGTGTCTTAGCATCAAGAGATGCAGGATCAACACCAAAGAATGTAGCAACATCTTCAGCGCTTGTGGTTCCTCCACCACCTTTGCCCGTACCCCACTTAGACGCGTAAACCGCATCCATAATTCTAGATTTATCTTTTCCGCTGACGATAGCATTAACGATCTTGTCGTAGCCTCGTTCTTTTGCTTTTTCAGTCAGCGTTAATACAGTTGCTTCTAGACCTTGATTCCAGCTGGTGTAGTGCCGTACTCCGTGAGATCTTCCAGGTCCTGCATCCATAAGACTTGAGCCAGGTAGAATGCGAGTAGTGTTAAGTGGGTTGTAGCCAGCAGAGTTATTCCAGTGCCCACCTTCTTGATCCATCCATGATGTAACAGCAGCCATATTAGCGTCTGTTGGCGATCCACCTAGCTTTGTGATTAAAGCTCTAGCCCAATCTTGTTTACTTAAATTTGGACCTGTATCTTTTACGCTTCCACCATGGTGCCTAAATGGATTTTTGTTATCCATATTAGGAATGATTGTTCCATCGGTTTTCGGAATAAATAATTCTGGGCCTTCTTCACCAACAACATAGGGAACCTTATCGCTTACTCCACCACCAGTAGCTTTTCCTTTAATGCCTAATAGCATCGTTAAGATTTTGGTTAGGAAATCGTTTCCAGATCCCATTAGCGTGGTCACAAAAGCATTTCCGCGAGTAGCCAACTGTAGAACACCTGTAAATCGATCAAGCATGTTCATGAACTGACCAAGCATCGTCAAGCTTTGAGCCGCTTGTTCATAGCCAATAGCTCCAGCGTTTGCCACTTGACCAAGTCCTTGAGCGGCAGCGGCATTTCTCTTGCTGAACGCACTAACAGCAGCAGTAGTTCCACCAAACTCTTGAATGTTTTCTTTAGTAATAGCTCCGCCACCAGTCTTTGCTTTAAACAAAAGACCGTTAGCAACTAACTGTTTTGCCATAGGATCGTTGCCAAAATACATATCAAGCATGGAGTCCATAGAGTTACCAGGCTGTAAGCCGATAAGGACTTCGCGCTCAGACGGCTTTCTATCTGAGCCGTAAGCTCGTGCGTAGTCGCGGCAAATCTTTTTCCAGAGGTCGTCAATGATCTGATCAGGTGGCTTTAGGTTGCCCTGCTCATCACGAAGACGAATACCAATTCCGCGAAGCATGTTTACATTGCGTCCCTGTTGCATTGCGCCAAAGGCTCGCATTGATCCTTCGGCACCGATGCCGGGAAGAAGGTTGGATACTTGAGCAACGCCCATACCGACGCTACCAAATTGACCACCAGCTTGAGTGATGTTAGGCCCAGTGATGCCGTAGCTTTGAGCGGCGACCAAAGATCGCATCGCATCCATCTTGTCAAGAACCGTGCCTTCATAAGACATTCGTTCTTGTAATTGACGCATACGTTCAAAGTCGTATGTTCCACCAATCATTGGGTTCTCCATGAGAACCTCTTTGCCAGATGTAAGTCTTCTACCGCTAGGACCAGCAGAGTTAAAGAACGCGGCGCGTTGCATGAGAAGTTGAGCCTCTACTGCATCAGACGCAGAGAACAAAGCTCCGCTTGCTGCGCCGGCAAATAGAGCGCCCGCAGCAGGGTTTTCTTTTATAAAGTCTGTGAGGTTAGTGCCACCTGTAAATCTGCCACCGCCACCACCGCCTGTAGTGGAAATATCAGGAGTATATGCAACTACTGTCCCACCTCGACTGTATGGGACCATGCCACCGCCACCGCCAGTAAGAGCAGGTGGTTGAGCGCCTCCGCCCCCACCTCCACCTATTGCGGCTTGACCTGCTGGTGGAGTAAATTCTGGATCCGGTGCAACTTGATTTGAGCTTCCACCAATTCCACCACCGCCACCGCCCATCTTGATGCTAGACATAGCATCTCTAAAGCGTTGGGCAGATGTGGTGGCGTCTTGAAGCTCTTGCTTAAAAAGTCTAAATTCTTGACGAGCATCAACTATGCCGTTTTTGAGGTCAACAATAAAAGACGCTCGGGTTGATCCACCTAGCCCCAAACGATCTTTGCTATCCATCAGCTAATTCCTCTTCTGCTATAACGTTGCGCTCGGTCTAACCAGTTGAGGCGCTCTCTATAAGAAAGCT